GGGGACAGTCAAGGTCTATCTACAAAATTAAAAGCAGCCTTAGACCATCTACCAAAGATATGGAAGAAAGGTCTGATACTACAAGGTGATTTTATGTTTACTCCAGATGATTTGAAAGATGCTACAATCGACGACCAAGATTACACTACTTTCACCCCAAACACAATCACTTATGCAATCCCAAAAAATAGTCCACTCAATAAGACAATTCAAAAGGCAAAAGTCGGTATCATATTTCACACTACATATACTGGTGATACTATTGCTGACCTTTCCGCTAATTTTAAAGTTGATATTAAACAACTAAAACAAAATGCTTCTGTATGGTTTACTGATACTTACTATCAAGATGTTTCTGGTAAAGCAACCTTGACACAAGACGAAGATGACGATATAATGTCAAGACTAAGAGATGCTTCTTCTGAACTGAAGAAGTTAGATAAGAACTCATTAAAAGCATTATTTGGTAACGATGAAACAACATTATTAGTAAAGACTTGGATGAACAGTAGAGTAAGAGAAGGTCTTAAGTTTAGAGGTAGGCAACAAGCAGTTGCTTCTTTCATTGATTGGTTAAGAGCAAGAGGTCAATCACAAGCATCCAAACTTAAAACAGATAAAGGTAAACAAAAGAAACTTGATGCTATCGAAGATATGATTAAAGAACTAAGACAAGGTAAGTCTGCTGGAACTTTTGCTTATACTATTGAATGGCATAACAATGTTCAAGAAGTAAAAGATATGCTAGTTAAGAAAATGGAACAAGTCAACAAGATTGACGCATTTCTTAAAACATCAACTGGTTATAAGGTAACTGGTCCAGAAGGATTTGTTGCTGTAGATAAATTATCAAACAAAGCAGTCAAGTTAGTTGACCGTATGGAATTCAGTAGAGCAAACTTTAATGCAGTGAAGAGTTGGGGTTAGTATGGCAAGTGTATGGAGTTTTAACGACTATCTTAATGAAGCAAGTATTGTAAATCAAACTGATTATCTTCCTGGACATAAAGTCGAATTATCTAAAAGGGCAAAGAAAGAATATGCCGATGCTCTTAAAGGTGATATAGAACTTGCTGAACCGACAGACGATGCTGAAGAGATTGGTAGTGGTAACGCTTTTGTATATGTTAAAGCAGGTGGTAAGACATACAAAGTATTAGGAACTAAGTCTGGTATTGAGAACTCATTCAATCACGCAGGTGGTGGTAAATCAGATACACACAAAAAGACTCGTTGTAAAGAAGCAATCTCTCTAATTCTATTTAAAGCAGCACACGATGGGCAAGAGGTTTCTGAAGAAGAGGCAATCGATATGTTACCAGACTACGGTGCTGAACAGAGTGTCTATAATACAAATTATTATATTGGTGCTAAACTACAAACTCAGAACTTCAAAAGAATCAAACCTATCAGAGGTAAGAAACTAATCTTTGAATTTCAAAATGACAAGTATTCTAAAAAGATTTACAATAAGAAAAGAGAATTAGGTGGTCCGAGTAATGACGATAACTGGAACCCTGCTGATGTATGGTTGTTTGAATCTTCTTTTGCTGGAAGACTCGATGCTGAACTTGGTGATATCACAACACTAAACGAATTAAACTTCTGGTTAAGAAAGTCTTTTCTGACTGGTCTTATCTGTCCTATCTCTTTGAAGTTACCAGATAAGAAATCTAAAATGGAATTAATTAATCCATTAAAATATAAGAATAAGAAACTAGACTATGACTTTAGTTTAGACAGAATGGTTATCGCAGGGTCGTTGAAGTCTTGTTTTATCGAAACTAAGTCTGGTTACACATTCAAAGCAAATGCTCGTGCTGGTAAAAATAATCCTAATTTATATCTAGAAGGAACATTTAAATCAGAGAACTTTGCGATGGGAGCAATTGATGCTAAGTTATGGGATGACTATCATAACGGTTCTGTTCTTATTGGTAATCAGATAAAACCAGACAACCGTCTTTTAGAAAAGTCTAAACGAGTTTTTAATAAATACAAGAGAAACATATTACAAAAAGACAATGACATTCTCTTTAACCCAGATTTTAAAGAGATGGATACTCTTTTACAACAAAGATATATAGCGGTTGCTACTCTAGTCAGATTTGTTATGACTAACTATGAAGACACAATTAGATGGTCTTTCTTTACTGCTATGAAAGTAAGTGATACTAATTCAATGTATATAAAGATAAAGTAATGAAAGGATTTAAAGACTACATCGTTGAAGCAAGAGAGACACCAGTAGTGTTTACTTTCGGTCGTTTCAATCCTATTACTTATGGACACGAGATTCTAATTAACTCTGTAATTAAACAAGCACAGAGAAAGAAAGGAACTCCAATGATTTTCACATCACATTCTAACGATGCGAAAAAGAATCCACTTGACTTTAATACAAAGGTTAAACTATTAAAGAAGTTTTTCCCTAAAGCAACAATCTCTACAGATAAGAATATTAAAACTGCTTTTCAAGTAATGGAGTGGTTAAGTGACAATGGTTATAAAGATGTCACATTCTCGGTCGGTGGTGATAGAGTTAATGAGTTTAGAAAAGCAATGACAAAGTATGTCGATAATGGAACATATAAATTCGATAAGTTTGAAGTAACCAATGCGGGTGAAAGAGATATGAAAGGTGGTATCTCTGGAACTAAGATGAGAGAATATGTTCAGAACAATGATTTAGAAGGTTTCAAACAAGGTCTACCAAAAGTAGCAAGACCTGCTGATGCCAAGAAAATATTTAACGCAGTTAAAAAAGGTATGGGGTTATGATTAAGGGTTTTAAAGATATACAAGAATCACAACAATACTTAGAAGAAAAACTTCTAATGTTAAACAACGGTGCGAAATACGGTCAAGTCGTATTCTTGGCAGGTGGTGCTGGAAGTGGTAAAGGTTTCTCTTCTGAGAACTTTATGCAGAGAGAACTATTCAAAGTATTCGATGTAGATAAACTCAAGGGTGATTTGATGAAACTTGCTAAAGCAAAGAAGAAACATCCAGAGATTCAGAACCTTGACTTAAGAGACCCTAAAGATACAGAGTTTATTCATAACTGGGTTAAAGAAAGAGATTATAACTTTAAAGTTATTCAAAATGTTTTGAGTGCTGCCGGAAAGACTAAACCTAATCTAATGTTTGATATCACTGCTAAGTCATTAAAAGATATTAAACAATACATTCCTTGGTTGATGAACGCAGGTTATAACCCTGCTGATATTCACCTTGTATGGATTCTTACAAACTATCATATTGCTGTTCAACAAAACATAGATAGAGCAATCGAACCTGGCGGAAGAATGGTTCCTCAAGATATTCAGTTGGTTACGCACGAAGGTGCTGCTCAAACTGTATATGACTATGTTGAAGGTAGAAGTCAAAGACTACCATTGAATGGTGAGATTAAAGTCGTATTAAATAATAAAGAACATACCGTATTCTTTGAACCAACTGGTTTGCCTAGAGATTCTAAAGTAACTGGTAAAGAGAATGCGGGTAATGTTAAAGACTTTAAGTATATGACAATTAAGAAAAGAGGTAAACCTATTATGCCAGAAAGAATTTGGCAGAAACAATTGTATTCTTGGATTACCGAAAACATTCCTGAGAATGATTTGAAACAAATGATTAAACAGAAGTTTGCTAAACTTAAGAAGCAAGAGAAAAAGAGAAGATAATGGAAGAAATTATTGAAAAACCTTTAACTCCCCAACAACGAATGAAACGAGGTCGTATTATGAAACGACTCGCAAAAAGAATTCAAAGGGCAAAAGAGAGAAAGAAGAAGAAACTTGCTGATAAGGCGACTCTTGAAAAAAGAGCAAATAAGAAAGCAAAAGAAATCGCAAGACAAAAGATTATGGGTAAAGATAAGTCTTACAAAGACTTAAGTTATTCCCAAAAAGTAACTATAGATAAACTCGTATCAAAAAGATTCTCTTCTGATAGATTAAAGAAGATGGCAAAGAAAATTATGCCAAGAGTCAGAAAAGCAGAACAAGAAAGACTATTAAAGTATAGAGCAGGTCAATCTGATAGTCAAGTAGAAGAAATAGAAGTTAACTACCAAACTATGTTCTTAGAATCTGGTGGTGCTGGAGAATGGGGAACAGATAAACTTAAAAACAAATATTCTAAAGAAACTCCTGGACAGAACGAAGGTAAAATACCTCACGCACTAGACCCTAAGAAATCATTAAAACATGCTATGACTGATGTGGGTCTTGATAAAGATGCTGACGGTGATGTAGATATTCTTGATAAGATGAAAGATAATCCAGATGAGATAACTGGAACTGAAAAGAATACAAAAGCAATTCAATCATTTCAAAAGAAAAGAGGTGAACTCGAAAAGAAACACACTAAGAAAGGTGTTGCTTATGAGGAGTTTATGGTTGAAGTAAAACAAGATAAAGACATTAAAGACAAAGAAGGTACTCAACCTGCTAAGTATTACGCAAAAGATGCTGAGGGTGATGAGATGTCTAAGTCTACTAAATCAAAACGAGATGCTCATTTTAAGAAGGGTGCTGAGAAAGATGATAATGACCCATCAGCATATAAACCTGCTCCTGGAGATAAAGGTGCTAAAACTAAACCAAGTAAATACACTAAGAAGTATAAACAAATGTTTGGTGAAGGTAAAGAAGAGGATGCTGCTAAAGAAAGAATTAAAAGAGAGAAAGAATCAGATAAAAGAAAACACGATGCTATGTTAGACCGTGCGAGAACTACTGATACTCGTAATAAAAACC